TAGTAGACCTGAGAATGTCCGCCCTGGCCGAAGATCCAGAGCTGCCGGTAGCCCGCCAGAATGCCCCCGATATTCTCCGAGAACACTGAGACCTGCTGCACGCTCAGCGGGTTCCAACTCGTGCCGTCTTCGAGAGCCGATACCTGAAACTCGTTGGTATTCGCAAACGTGACCACAAAGTAGCCGTCGCAAAACACCACCTTCGACGCAAAGCCCTGCAAGCCGCCCATCGTTCCGCTCAGCGTGCCAGCGGCCAATCCAATCGCGCCGCAGGGCTTTGTAGCGCTCAGGTTGTAGATGTAGAGCTGCCCCGCCGAGCAGATGCAGAGCTGATTACCTGCGCTTCCGTTCACCGCCATCGACACCGGCTTGAAGTCGTTGCCCACCGGCCCAATCAGCGTCGCTACGCCGGCCGCATTGACCAGGTAAAGATTCCCGGCCCCCACAAAGGCAGCCACAGGCGTGCCTGCGCCGTTGCCCAGCCCAGAAGTAAAGGGAAGGCCTCCGCGCACCGGCCCCGCAATTGTCGCAAAGAGCTTTAACCCTGGCGTGGGATAGAACGCCAGAGGAGACTTGCCCTGCCCGCTCTCAATCGACTCCGGATACCAGTTCATACACCGCTGGCTATCCGCAATCACCGATTGCGACGTGTACGTCGGTCCCACAAACCCAAAGCGCGGCATCGTTTCTTCTCCTCACCGGGGTCCCCGGCGACAGGTCTTCGTCGCTGGGGTGGTTATTCCCTCATCCCCGTCAGAAAGTTGAAGTCCGGCCGCCCCGTCCCCGACGTGCCCGGCATTCCGCTCGCCGTGTTGATGCGCGGAGCCGGATCGTTATTCTCAAAGATGGTCTTGATCGCCCCCGCCTGCCGCGCCACAAGAATCGCGGAGGGCTGCTTCTCGAATCCGGGGCACAGCGCCAGGGCCAGCGTGGTCACCAGCGCCTCCCAGTACCCTTGCACCAGGCCAAGAGCCGTCTGCAAGGTCAGCGCCTGCGCCAGGCTGCTCCACTGCTCCAGCCGCACCACCCCGTTCGTGTTGCAGATCGGGAAGAAATTCAAGCTGCCATTAGGCTGCGCCGGATCGTAATAGCAGTCGGTGATAATGCTCGACGTCATCGACTTCAGAGGATTCGCAGTCCACCAGTCGCTGTCCCGCATCTGGATCGGCAAATCTACCGCAGTCGCCCCACCGGGGTTCAGCACAAAGCTGGCCGAGCTGATGTGCACCGGCCGATAATTGGCCGCTGGCCCGGTATCGAAGTCGCCCGTCGGCCCGATCGTATGCGGCCCGTGATTCGCCGTCAGGTTATAGGTGTTTAGGCCCACCGAGAAAATCATCGCCCGCTTCGCATTCCACTGGTCGATGATCCGCTGCAAGACTTCGAGCGCCCACAAGGCCTCGGCGGCCTCCACCGGCTCTCCCGGCGAAAACGCGCCGATCTCGTAGGCCGCTGACTGTATCAGGTCAGCGGCCTTCACCGTCACACTCGATCCGCTGAAGATGACAGCCACTTACTTGCCGTCCCCTTCAGCCGCCACAAACTCGGCGAGTTCTTTAACGAAAGCAGCCTGCTCCACCGGTGTCAGCGCCTTGACAAAATCCGACGCATCCTCCGGCTTGGAGCACTCGTATCCACGCGACCGCAGGAACTTCTGAGCCTCCACGAGATCTAACTCAGATCCCGTTTGCGGTTTCCCGTCTTTCTGCGTGCGGTTTTTTCCGATCCGCTTTACAACTTCGTCGGTGACTTTGCTGTAGAGGTGTTCATCCGGATCAGGCGCAGCCTGCGGAATATACGGCTCGTCAGTCCAGCCCTCCGCCAGTTTCTTCTTGTGCTCGTCCTTGTTTTCGACGATGTGCACCTTGTGCTCGGTCGCCACCAGCTCGCGGTGAACAACCTCGTGGTTAACGTTGCGGTGCAGCATTTCGCGATAAGGCTCCGCGGGATGCTTGTAGATGCACCGTGGATACTCCACAATCGGAATCTGCTTCACCGGCAGCCCCTGGGCGTACCCTTGCGGCTTGCTCAGGTCAAGGACCTGCATAGTCGCCAATTTCTCTTCGTCAATCGTTTGTGGCATGGTTCAATCTCCTCAAAGCGAAGGGCGGCTCGAAAGCCGCCCAGGTTGTTCGATCACTAATCACTAACCGCTGTCCACTGCCCAGGGTTAATAGGCGTACAGGTAAGCGCCGGAAACGTTCGTGAATGCGGTCGGAACCGTGAACGATGTTGGAAGAGTGAAACCCGCGCCGGTTTTGACCTGGGTCAACACGTAGTCGCCCTTGGAGGTTGTCACCAGGTCAGCCGTTGCCGTGCTGCCGTTGGTGATAAAGCAGCCGTAATACTGCGCTGGACCCACCGCGTAGTAAGGCGCCGTGAATGCCGTTGCCTGCCATCCATAAGCGGTCCCCACCAGCAAACCGGCCGAAGCCGAGCTCGCTACCAGATTCCCGCCGCTGTCATAGAGGCCCACGGTCCACTTATCCGTGCCGCCGGTTGTTCCGATGTGCGGAGCGAGGCCAGTGAGCAGCTTGGACGAACCCACGTCGATCTCAGTGCAATACGTCGAATACTGAGTCAACGTGGAGTTGGTGCCGAACACAGCGCTGGATGCCTGTGCGCCTGGCGACGGGCTGTAGTTGCGGAACCAAACCGGCCGCGTGGTCTGCGAGCTATCGCCGTTCATCCACTGGCCGCCCAGGCAGTCCGAGATGTTGCCCGAAGAGAAAGCGATACGCGGCAAATAGAGTTCATTCGTGCGCGTGCAACTCCCATGCGGTCCCCAGTCTGTATTCCCGATCGGTGAAGGCCAGGTCGCCACCGCAGCGGCAGGCACCACAAAAACCAGCGCCCCCGAGGCGTGCGAGGCTGCGGCAGTGGATCCTACTCCGCGAATGGCCGTGATCGAAGTTCCGCTTACTCCCTCCACCTGCATCAATTCGCGGTCAACGTACAGATAGGTTGCCCCATTAGAAGTGGAAAGTCCGGCGACATTGCCGGTGTTGGGCGTCGGCGCGCTGATGCCGGCGGCGGAAGCGACCGCGATCACGCTCTGGTTGCCTGTCGTCAGCGCCGAAGAAACGGTGTTGCCAACGGCAGCGGAAAGAGTTGTGGTAGCCAAGATGGTCTGGGCGTTGCCAATGCTCGCCAGAACCACCAGGAAAGACGATACTGCTGCAAATCTTTTCATGGAAGTCTCCGTGGTTGGTTGGTTGCTGGTCATATCCCCGATCGTTGTTGACCGGGGATATTTAGCAAAGGTTTAGGCCCCTGCGATTGCCACCGCGAGATCCGGATAGTTATTCCCGAATCCGTAGCACATGTCGTAGCGGTTGGTCATCTTGCGGTTGAACTGATCCCAGGCGCGCACAAAAGCCACCTTGGCGCCCGTCTCCGGATCGGTAGCCATCTCCGCCCGCTCCACCTGGCTGGGATTCTCAAACTCACCATAAGCGATCGAGAAGGCATAAGGCGAGATTCCCAGCGAAATCGTGCCGGTAACGCCCGAGGGTGTCGTGGTTCCAGGCCAGAAGGTAAAGGCCGCGTTGGCCGCCGGCAGTGCATCCACGTTCTGGTACTGCGAGCCCGGCCCAAAGATCGCCGGTGAAATCGGAATTACATCATTCCCGCCCGTCAGCACCCAGGGAGCGCCGCCGCAGTAGGTGAACTGCTTCAGCCCCAGTGAAGACCTCACGCGAGTCCGTGGATTCACCGCGTTCACCGCGGCAATCGCGAACTTGTCGCCGGGGTTGATCGTCTGGCCATTCGTGCCGGTCACCGTAAGCGCCGCGCCTGATTGTCCGGCTCCCACCACCGTTACGCCGCCCGTCGGCGCAGTGCCGCAGGTGTGCGAAACCAGCGAATTTGAGCGATACCACTCCCAGCCGGCTGCCGTGCCCAGCACGCCCTTGCGGAACATGCGGCTGATCTCCGGCGCGGGGTTGAATTGCGTTACGTTGTTCTTCACGTAGCTGCGATTCAGGCTCGGAGTCAGGCACAGATGCTTTGTGCCTTCCTGCGGGCAGGCGAGCGTGAAGAGAATCTGCTCGGCCGCCAGCGCGAAGTCGATGGTTGTCGAGTCCGTTCCCAGCGTGCCGACGACATTGTTGGACCACAGGCGCGCCCAGTTGGCCGCATCCGAGTCCACCTGCTGCGCAAGTTGCAAACCGGCAGGCCGCAGAAACTTCTCCTCGATCTCTTTTTCCGTGCGATTCATCTTCACCAGGCGCTCGTAAGAATCCCAGCCGAAGTGAATACCCTTGATCTGGTCGAGGTTGAGCGTGGTCATCATGTTATTGATGCCCTGCTCTTGATAAGCCAGGCCCGTCGTCACCAGCCAGCTTTGCGGCAGCGGAATTTGAACCGACGACCCAACCGGGAAGCTCTTTTCAAACTCTCCCTGCCAATCGTTGTTGAACATCGAGGCGATCTCGCAGGAGTTCTTCAGAAACCAGAGCACCTTCATCGAGATCCAATTGCTTGTTCCAAAATTGTTCGGCAATGTGTTCTCCCTCCAGCCTTATCTGCGCGAGGCTAGAACGCGCCGGGTCTGTTCCGCATCGAATGAGCGGAAATCGCCCGCTTTTGCCGCCGCTATCAGAGCATCCTCGCCATTTCCGGATGCTCCTCGACCTCCCACTTCCGTGGGTGGTTTTGGCGCACGGGGTTTATGAGCTGCAGGAGTTGCCTCCGCTTCGCCTTCGCCGTCCTTCTTCGCCGCCGTCTTCCCCTTGCCGAGCTCCTTCACGATATCCTGCTCCATCAGCAGGGCCACGCGCAGGGCCTTTCCGGGGTTGGTGCGGCAGGCGTCCAGAAAATCGGCCTTGCTGGCCTCTGTCCCGCCGATGGTGTAAAGAAGGTCCGCCAATACAGGCGAATCGTTGATCACCGCAAACACTTCGCGCGAAATCTCCGGCTTCAGCATCTCCTGGATGACCGGCTTCGTCACCGAATCGAAATCCGCGTAACGTCCCCGCGCCTCCTCGAGATGCTTGCCCAGAGTTTGTGTCTGCTCGGCCAGCTGCTGCTCGCGCTTCTGCGCCGCTATCTTTTGGTCCACTTTCCAGTCGGTAAGAGCTTCCTGAAACTCCTCGTACGTCGCGTACTTGGACTTTCCATCGGCTCCTAAATCCTTCGGAGTGGGCTTTGGCGGCGTTCCTGGCGGGGTCGCTGACTGGGTGTCGGCTTGCCGTGCGGGCGACGACTCCGCTTCCGTCTTTTTCGGCTTCCGGACCTCTTCCAGCTCCCTCTCCGCCTTCGTAGCGCGATCCAGCAGCTCTTTAA